GGCAGTTGGAGCAACAAAAGATGCAAATGCAGGCAGGGATGCAACAACACAAGATGGAGCTTGAAACTCGTGATAAGCAAGTACAACTTGCCATGAAGGCTCAAGAACATCAAATGGATATGGCACATAAAGCTCAGATGGCTAAACTTTCTGCTGCTGAAGCCATCCATAAGCAACGAATTTTCTCTGCACAAGCGCAGGCGGACATGAATCAGAAAATGGTCTCAGGTGCCCAGGCCTTGTCTCAGAAAGACGCAGAGCATAAGCAAAAGCTAGCTCAAACAAAAGCACAATCCAAAGGGGATAACAAGAAACCATGAGTGACTTCTTAGATTGGAAAGCACATCCAATTACAAAACGAGTGTTTGAAGGTTTGAAAGAACAGGAACAAGCTATGACAGAGGCTCTAGTGACCTCTGCTGGTGAAGACTCTGCTTCAGACCGTTTTAAAGTTGGTTACATCGCCGCTTTGCGAGATGTTTACCTTATTCGTCTTGAGGACGAGGAGAACGCTAAATGATTGAGCCATTGCTGCATCGTATTGTAGTAAAGCCTGAGAAATTTGAAGAGTTTGACAAGGATATTCAAAAGGCCAAGTCCATTGGTCTGGTGATTCCAGAACTTGAAGAATTGAAGAGGGCACAAGCCAGTGTAGATCGAGGTAAAGTTGTCTCCCTAGGAGCAACTGCCTACCGTGATTATAATGTTGATCCACCCATCAAGGTAGGAGACATTGTGAACTACGCTAAGTTTGCTGGTAAAATCATTGAAGACGGTGGTACTCAGTACATTCTTTTGAATGATGAGGACATCCTGTGCGTTATTAAGGAATAAACATGGACGAAGAAATCAAAGACGGTCAAGAAGGCCAACAGGAACAAGAAGTTACCTTGACCCCGGTTCAACAAGAAGCTCTTGCTTCTGGTTGGGTCCCCAAAGAGCAATATCATGGGGACCAAGAGAAATGGGTTGATGCAGCAGAGTTTCTGCGTCGAGGTGAATTATTCAAGAAGATTGAAGCACAGAGTCGTGAACTGAAAGATGTTCGTAAAGCTCTGATTGAAATGAAAAAGCTTCATTCTTCTGTGCAAGAAGTTGAATACAAGCGTGCTTTGGAGACCCTTAGAGCACAGAAAAAAGCAGCCCTTGAGGAAGGGGATGCGGATGCCGTCATCGCTGCGGATGAGCGAATTGACTTGGTTAAAGAGCAGCAACGTCAGTTGGCTGTTCAAGAAGACATTCCCCAAGCAGGGGAAGAGCATCCTGAGTTTGTTGAATGGAAATCCAAGAACTCGTGGTATGTTAACAGCACTCCCATGAAGGCGTTTGCTGATGCTCTTGGTGCAGAACTTTCTGCCAAGGGCCTTACCCCCCAACAAGTGCTTAAGCAAGTTGAGGAAGAAGTTCGTAAAGAGTTTCCAAATAAGTTTCAGAATCCTCGTCAAAATCGAGCATCTGCCGTAGAGAGCGGTAATGGTAAATCTAGTTCTGGTGGTGGTTCCCTGCAACTGTCCCCCGATGAGCGTCGTATTATGCAGACGTTTGTGCGCACGGGTGTTATGACTGAAGCCGAGTACATCAAAGAACTGAAACGAGTTAAAGGGGTTTAATAATGAGCCAAGATTCTAAAGCGCCAAGTGGCCGAGTTTCCCGTACCCCCATTGGTACGCGGAACATTCTGACGGTGAAGGGGAAAGACCCCAACTACGTTTACCGTCACGTTAACGACATTGATGACCGAATTCAAATGTTCCAAGAGGCTGGCTATGAGCTGGTTCAGGACGAGTCGGTTGTCGTTGGTGACAAACGTGTCAATGCTGCAAGCTCTCTTGGTTCTGCCAAAGCAGTTTCTGTTGGTCAAGGTACTAAAGCATACCTCATGCGTATTAAACGTGAGTGGTATGAAGAAGATCAAGCCAAGAAACTTTCTAACGTAGCGGATATTGAACGTGCCACCAAAGAAAAAGCTCTTGATGGTACTTATGGTGATCTGAAGCTCTCACGAGACTGATCCCTTCTGTGCCATTGGGAAAATCCTTTATTTGCTTTATTGGAGAAAACTAATGGCAAGTGTTTCGCGCATTAACGGGTTCCGTCCCGTTAAGTATCTTGATGGCAAGCCCTATACGGGCCAAGCCAATGTGTATTTTGTTCCTTCTGGTAACTCGGATGTCATCATGGTTGGTGACGTGGTTAAACTGGCTGGTGACAGCCGTTCGCCGACGGGTGTGCCTACTGTTGCACGTCATGCTGGTGGTGCCACTGAGGCTGCTGTCGGTGTGGTGGTGGGTATCCTGTTCTCTGGCGTGGGTGATGCACAAAACGTGCCCCCGGTCACTGACCTGAATACCCCTGTCTATCGTCGTGCTTCTACCGACCGTTACCTGCTGGTTGCTGATGATCCGAACACGGTGTTTGAAGCCCAAACGTCTGGTGCCACTTTTGCTGCTGCTGACGTTGGTCAAAACTGTGAGCCGGATGTGTCTGCTGGTAGCACCACGTCGGGTGCTTCTGGTATGACCATTGACCTGTCTACCAAGGGCACCACGGCAACGCTGCCGCTGAAAGTTGTGGGTTTCCCCTATCGTCCTGACAACAGCATTGGTGATTCGTACACCAACGCTTATGTGGTTATCAACAACCACCAGTACAAGGGTAGCACGGGCACCGCCGGCGTCTGATAACTAGGAAGGAATAAAATGAGTGTTATTAATACGGGTTCTTTTGCAAAGGCCCTCTGGCCGGGCGTAAACGCTTGGTACGGTAAAGCATACGACGAGTATCCTGTCGAGTACACCAGCCTGTTTGAAAAGCATAGCTCCAGCCGTGCTTGGGAAGAGGATGTTGGTACCTCTGGTCTGGGCCTTGCGGTTCAGAAGTCGGAAGGTGCTCCGATTTCTTATGACAGTGAGCGTCAGGGTTTCATTACTCGCTACCAACACGCAGTGTTTGCACTGGGTTTTGTCATTACGCGAGAAATGATGGAAGATGACCAGTATGACATCGTTGGTAAGCGTAAAGCAGAAGGCCTTGCCTACTCTATGCGTCAAACCAAGGAAATCATCGGCGCTAACGTGTACAACCGTGCCTTTTCTGGCTCGTACACTGGTGGTGATGGTGTGGCAATGATTAGTGCTTCGCACCCGAACATTGCTGGTGGCACTTGGTCGAACAAGCTTTCCACTGACGCTGACCTTTCGGAAGCTTCGCTGGAACAAGCATGTATTGATATTGCCGGTTTCACCAACGACCGTGGTCTGCTGATCGCTGTGCGTCCTGAGACCCTCATCATCCCGCGTCAACTGATGTTTGAAGCCAAGCGTATCCTCCAGTCGGATGGCCGTGTTGGTACCGACAGCAATGACCTGAACGCGCTGAAGACTCTGGGTGTTATTCCTAAGGTTGTGACGAACCACTACCTGACGGATACTGATGCTTGGTTCATCCGTACCAACGTCAAGCATGGTCTGAAGTATTTCGAGCGTCGTGCTGACAACTTCGAGATGGATAACGACTTTGATACCGAGAATGCTAAGTTCAAGGCCACTGCTCGTTACTCGTTCGGTTGGACCGACCCGCGTGGTATTTACGGCTCGCAAGGCGCTTGATCGTAAGGGGTAACTAATGGCTGCAACTTCTTTTGTTTCGCTCAGTTACCCCAAGGTTCGTGAAAGTCTTGAAAAAGTAGTTAAAATTGTGCGTACCGACACCACGGCTTTTGTGGGAGCATGGCTCCCCAAAGACGCTGTGATTACTGGTATGTATGTGGTTGGTCAGGCTGCCAGTAACGCTGGCACTACCGCAACCATTGATGTTGGTACTACTGCTACGGCTAACGAACTCTTGGCTTCCTATGATGTTAAAACCGCTGCAACTGGTGAGGGGTACAACCCCGCTGGTGCTGCCGCAGTGGGTAGTGCATTTATGGAAAAACTTACGGCTGATACGCCGGTGTACGCAAAATACACGGAATCTGGTACTGCCAGCTCTGCTGGGGGTCCGTGGTTTGTGAAAATTGAGTACAGTGTTGTTGGTAGTGGAGAAACTATCCAACTGTAA